GCCCGCCGCAGAAACGCTCACCACGGGATCGAATTACGCTTATTTCGATGATCGGCTTTACGTGCAAAAGGACGCGACAGGCCGATGGTTTTGCTTTGATCTGGCGAGATCGGATCTGCTCCCGTGGGGAACGATCCTTTATCCGCAGGGTGCTGCCGTACTCGGCAACCAAGCGTTCCCAGTCGTTTATATCGACGGTGCAACACGGATTGGATACATGCACATGTTGCTCAACACATCGACAATCAATCTAAGGCAAATGGTGATCTAACGTGATCGACACAACACAACTCACGCAAGAGCAGCAATGGGGACTGACCTATGCCATGCGTCTTGCGAACGAAACCATCGAATCGGAAAACTCCAACAAGCCAGTCGAGGAGCAATCGCCAATGCTCACGGAATCGGATTACGCCGAGCAAATTCTCCGAGGTGCATGCGATTCGTACTACTCCGCTTTGCTCGAAGCAAAGAAAAAGATGGCTTGGGAGCGAGTCAACGCTATGACTCCTGAGCAGCAAGCAGCGTTGCTTGCACAACTCGAAGTCCCAGATATTTTGCCTCCTGAATAATTATGCAACTCGAAATCACCAAAGACGAACAGCAACAACTGATGGCTTGTATTGAGGCCGCGATTAAATCGTCGCCGAGCAGTCTCCAAGCTGCCGCAATGCTGTTACCGCTCGCTCAAAAAATCAGCCAGCTAAAGGAAGACGATGGCAACGCAAACAGTTGAGTTCTTTGCTGCTCCAGGTCAGACGGTCACAGCTAAACTGTTTTCGGCTGGTAGCGACACCGTCGTTGCGAGCGTCACTGCTACCGAACAGACCAACCGAAAGGGTGTCTATCGTGCTGTCTACACGGACGTTGCGGCTGATTTGTATCGGCTATTGGCACTGGTCAGCACAACCCCGATTGCAACTTGGTGGACGGATCTGACGCTTACTACGGCAACGTTCCAGACGTACGAGGTTCCAACGAGCGTATTTGCAGGAGGTGTAGGTGGCACGGATTGGACTGCCAACGAGCGAACGGCGATCAGGTCGATACTGGGATTCGATTCAAGCGGAACGGTATCGCTTCCAACAGTTGGCGTGATTGACGCAATCAAGGACAAGACGGACTTGATCACCTCTGGAAGCATCAGCGTAATAGAGGATCGAGTTAACAACGACACTATCACCATGCAGTACAACGAATCCACAACTGCAACTGTCAATCTCGATGAAAATACCACCTCAGCTACTTTGCAGTTTGTCGTCTCGCGTCCTGACGGAACTGACATCTTGACAATCGCCAACGCATCCATCACACGGACATCTACAAGCTTTACGGTTACCATCACCACTGCCGTTACGGCAACGCTGGGTCAGTATCTGTGGTCGCTTCGTGACATCACTGGCGGAGCGAACCGAGTCGTTACCAAGGGTGTACTGACCGTGCAGAACGCAGCGAGTGTGTAGCATCACTATGCGAATGTGCCGATGCGGAAAAATTGTTAAAGACAAGTGCGATTGCAGTTCGTACAGGACTCCTAGAAACACGAGTTCTGCCGGCTATGGAAGCGATCATAGGAGAGCGAGCGAGTGGCTCAGGAGAGTTCGTCCTCTCTGCGAGCGATGCGTAATGATTCATGGACCGTTGTCGGCAAACACTGCAACGGAAATGCATCACATTGTCAAAATCGTCGACAGTCCAAGTCGCCGGATGGACAAGAACAATTGGCTTTCGGTATGCCCGGTATGCCACAAGGCTATCGAAGGTGATGTTCTCGAGGGGATGAACATCCGACATTGGTCAGATCAAAACTACGACAAAACATTGAGGGAAGCATGCCAGGGCGCAAGCCAACAGCTAAAGCTGTGAAAGAAATAAACGGAAGCGCGGATAAAAACCCGCAACGTGTGAACTGGAACGAACCCAAAGGAAAACGCGGGTTTCCGGATTCACCCGAAGTGGTGAAGTGCGATCCAATTGCAATGCAATGCTGGTCCGGTATGTGCAAGCAGCTTGATGAACTCGATCTGCTTGTGACCTCAGATATGTATGTCCTTGAGATTGCTGCTGTTTCCTATTCGCAGATGGTTTCTATTGGAAAAGAGATTTCGGGTGGCAGAGTCTGTATGGAGAACGCAAAGGGTGAACTTGTTGCACACCCTGCTGCAATGCACTTCCATCGCTACCAGTCTTCTTTCTTTCGATGTCTTGCGGAACTCGGTTTAACGCCGAGCTCGAGACTGAGACTGCATGCTCCGGACCCTGAAGCTGAAGCAGATGAGTTTTCTGACTGGTTGAGCAATGCTGCTGGAGGATCCGTTGATAACTAGCGGTGTGTCGGCAAAAGTCGAAGAATACGTTCAGGGTGTGCTTAGTGGCGACATAGTTGCCTGCGAGCGCGTCAAGGATGCTGTACGCAGGTACGTGTCCGATATGGACCGGCAATCTACGCCTGACTTTCCCTACTACTTTGACCGTAGATGGGCAACCGCAGTATGTGAGTTCTTTCCGGCAGTTTTGAAACACTCCATTGGTGAGTTTGCCGGCCGGCCAATCTTTCTCGAACCGTGGCAAGCATTTGGTATTTGGAATCTGTTTGGTTGGAAACGCTGTGATGATAACAGCAGGAGGTTCCGAAAGGTCTATTGGAGCATGGGCCGAAAGAACGGGAAGTCAACCATCGCTTCGGGTCTTTGCCTGTTTTTGGCGAGCGGTGATATCGACCCGGCCACTGGTAGGCCCGAAGCGGTGGGGCAAATCGTAATAGCAGCAACGAAGAAAGAACAAGCGGCAATCGTCTACGGGGAGTGTGAGCGGATGCGTTCGCAATCCAGAGCATTGTCGAAGATGAGTCACGTCAAGAACGAAACCATCACGTTCAACCACAACAAGACATACATCAAGAAAATATCGAGCGACAAGCCTTTCGATGGATTGAATCCAACGTTGTGCTTAATGGACGAAGTCCACGCGTTCAAGGAGCATGCTCGGGATTTCTACAACACGATGGTTACGGCAATGGGTTCCAGAACGCAACCGTTGCATTTTATCATTACCACTGCCGGTTCCGATGATAGCTACATTTGGCTTGAGAACTACAACTACGCATCAAACGTCCTGAAAGGCAATTTTAAGGACGAATCGATGTTTGCAATCATCTATGAGTTCGACGAAAAGGATGATCCAGCTGACGAAAACAACTGGATCAAGTCCAATCCGAATCTCGGAGTATCGATTTCCAAGGAGTATCTACGGCAACGCTGGAACGAAGACAGGCACACCGCACTCGGCATCAACCGGTTTGTCAGGTATCACGGGAACAGGATTGTCTCAAGCACGGAGAAGGCATTCAATTTGAACAAGTTCGATGAGTGCGTTGGTGAACTGTCCGATTGGAGCAAGGCAGACGCATTCGGTGCCGGCATGGATCTTGGGTCGAGGGATGACCTCGCAGCGTATGCGATCTGCGCTAGGTTCCCAATGGATACTGACAAGGAGGGTAAGATCGTCTACCGCTACGAATTCAAATGCAGGACGTACATCGCCTCTGACTCCAAGCGCAATCTAAACGAGATGCCGTTTGCGAATTGGATCTATACCGGTGAGATACGAAAGCATCAGTATCCTTTGAGCGAACTGGAAAAGGATCTCGATGAAGAGATGGCACAACTTGGAGTAACGACTCTCGCGTATGACCCGTATAATGGTCAGGTAACAGGTGAGAACCTATCTGCCAAGGGAATCATTGCGGCGCGGATGGCGCAAAACCCAAGTCACTTTAATGAGCCTATACGGGATTTCATTGTGCTGATGGAGGAGGGTCGTTTAAGGTTTGAAAATTCATCAATGCTGCGATGGTGTTTTAATAATGCCATCATTGCTAGAAATCGCCAAGACTGGTGGATGTTCGCAAAGCGGGAATGCAAGGAGAAGATTGATCCGTGCGTTGCTGCGGTGATGGCGTATCGTGTGGCATGTAGAGAACCTGCCCGAATTCAAGGAAGTTATTACGTTTCCTAACGGAGTTTACAATGCCTAGGTCGCTGCAAGGATGGATTCAAAAATGGTTCGGGAACGAAGACGGTCTGTATGTTGATCGGGTTTCTTACAATGATGCATTGACATTGCCGTCGCTGTGGCATTCCCTGCTGAAGATATGCGAGGACGCAGGTCAATTGCCGTTAGACGTGAAAAAGGATACATCGCTGGGTCCGCAAACGGATTACAGGCATCCTGCCTACTCCATCCTCCGCGATCAATCCAACCGGTTCCAGACCCCTGACATTTTCAAATCGCAGATCACCGGTCACGCACTCATGTACGGCAACGGTCGCGCCGCAATCATTCGAGACGATTCCGGAAATCCAGTCGAGCTGATTCCGTTGCTGCCAGATAGAACGTGGACATTCATCATGAATGGGGCCAAGATCCATGTGACGAAACCTCAGAAAGAGGACGACAAGGATGTAACCATCTCGTTGTCGACCAACTCCAACGGGTATGTTGCATTCGATGATATTGATGTAATCCACATCATGTCGTTTTCGTTTGACGGAATTGAGGGGATGGGATTGCTGGAAGTGGGCGAAACGGCAATATCGGCCGGCGTGAACAGCGGAAAGTACTTCAAGAACCAAGTCAAACGCGGTTTTCGCGGCAAACTGTTTCTAGAAGCACCCCCAGGTCGATTTCGAGATTTCAACGATGCCAAGGAGTTTATCGACGAGTTCAACAAGAAGGAGGGCGGTTCTGACAACGCACACAAGGCAGCACTGCTCCGAGAGGGCATGAAGGCACAAGCGGTTTCCATGACCAATTCCGATGCTCAGTTCGAGGCATTGTCGAAGTTTAATCGGAGCGACATTGGGTTACTGTTCGGACTTGATAGCGTACCTGGGGACGGAAACCCAAAGACGTACAACTCACTCGAGCAGTACAACCTGATGTATGGGCGCGTTCTGGATCGCTGGTTGTGCAAGTGGGAATTGCAGTGTGACATGAAGCTCAGGTCGGAGGTGCAAAAGGTGCGTCGGTCCCACTATTTTAAGTTCAACCGCGCGGCGATCTACAGGACCGATCTGGCAACAACCGTGACATCGCTCTGCAATTTGTTGACGCATACGGTCATCAGTCCGAACGAAGCTCGCGAAAAGTTAGACATGATGTTGCGTGAGGGTGGAGACGAGTACGTCAATCCGGCAACCACGCCGTACCAAAACGGTCAGGCTAGCGATCAAAAGAATAGCAAACCACCATCGGATGCATCGCAGCAGGATTCGCAACCGGCATCAAAGCTAACCAATGTGGTTGAAACGATGATCACCGGGCTAATCAAAACCGAAGCAAACAACGCCATTCGAGGATCGAGGTCAAAAAATTTCTGTGATTGGATTGAGAGGAACTATCCAAAGTGGGAATCAAAACTGGCAGAAAAGCTAGAGGCTATCGGACTAGATCGCGACCGAGCGCGGGTTCACTGCGAAGAATCGCGAAACCAACTGTTAGAAACCGCTGGCAATTCAACTCAAGAGAATCTCGAGGAAAACGTGAAATTGCTGGTGGAATCGTGGACGAACCGTACCTACGCACTTATGGGAGCAAATGATGATTCTCTGCAAAGCTGATACGAATGAACTTTTTCTCGACGGCGTGATCGGTGCCGATTGGACAGGAGATGGCGTTACCACCGCGGCAGTGGGTGACGCCCTGAAGCTCATGAAGGGCAAGGTTACCGTCAGGATCAATTCCCCTGGAGGTTCTGCCGATGAGGGGATTGCAATCTACAACATGCTCAAACGCCATCCTGGTGGCATAGACACTCACAACGAGGCACTCGCTGCGTCCGCTGCGTCGGTAATCTTTCTGGCTGGTGACAAGCGAACCATGGAGCGTGGATCAAAGCTGATGATCCACCGAGCTCATGCGATCTCCATTGGGAACCAGGGGTCGATGCGAAAGATGGCGGATGTTCTCGACCTTTACGATCAAGACATGGCAAAGTTGTACGCCGAATTCATGGGTGTCGACGAAACTGCCGTACTTTCGCTCATGACCGACGAGACATGGTTTGACGCACAGACTGCGGTCGAGAACGGACTGGCAACAACCCTGTCGCCAACGCTCAAGAAGAAGACCGCGGCAGCAGCAGCATGGTTTAAGAAGCCTCCACAGGATTTGCTTGAGGAGCAAGCTATTGCCAAAGCGAGCGGCGAGGCAAAGCGTGCATTCATGCATATGAAACTGCAATTAGCAAGGGTTTAAGAATGACAGATCAGGAAATCATTGACGAAGTCGAAAAGATCCCGTATTGGTACCATCGCATTGAGTTACCACAAGGTGTTACCCCAGGTTGGGCACCAATCGACAAAGATGCCTATCGGGTGCCGGAAGACCTGAGCGGAAAGCGGGTGCTCGACGTTGGTTCATGGGATGGTTTTTGGACTTGGGAGGCAATGAAACGTGGCGCAAGCAACGTTGTTGCCATCGACGATTTTTCAGACACTCTCGGCGCAGATGATGTTTCGCGAAACGACAAGTGGAAAACATGGGACTTGTGCCAGAAGGCGTTTGGATACCGTTACTGCCAGCGGTTGACGATGTCGGTGTACGACATCTGCCGGCTAGGTGTTGAGTTTGATGTCGTGTTCCTGTTTGGCGTTTTGTACCACCTCAAGCATCCAACGTGGGCACTTGAAAAACTCAGGCAGTGCATGGCTCCCGGCGGGGAAATATACATCGAGACGGCAATCCTCGATGGGGTGTGCAGTCCGTACACCAAGATCCCGCCAGAAAAAAACGCCTGCCACGCGGAGTTTTATCCAGGCAAGGAGTTTGGGACGAACGACAGCAACTGGAATGTGCCAACCCTGAAGTGCGTGGACGCTTGGTTGCAA